AAAGAAAGTAAAGCAGGAAGTTTCACGCAAGTTGTTCCAGAGTATCACAAACTAAAGAACAAGTATCAATTGATGTGGGAACAGAAAGACTGTGATGGTTACTTAAAAACCGCTGCGGTACTAGCAGCATACATTGACCAGAGTATCAGCACAAATACATTCTATAATCCTGCACACTATGCAGACCGTAAAGTTCCAACTACATTGATAGCAAAGAACTTGATGCAGGCACATATGTGGGGCCTAAAAACTTTCTACTATAGTTTAATTAATAAACAAGGTAGTAAAGCAGATGCTGAGATAGCACCAACAATGTTAGAGCCAATAAATTTTGATGATGAAGAAGATTGCGAAAGTTGCAAATTATGAAAATAGGAATTTACGGAGATAGTTTTGGTTATTACCAGCCTCAGGGAAAACAATACCATTGGTCCGCAATATTAGAAAATAAGTTAAATTGTAATATAGAAAATTATGCTCGGTATGGCACATCTTTGTTTTACTCCTATCAAGAATTTTTAAAAACTTATACAAAATATGATTTGATAATATTTGCAGTAACGGATCCGTACCGATACACCGACCAGTTAAACCTTTCTATAGATAAAAATACAAAAATGAAAGTACGATCTGTTAGTGGGATAGGAGCGATAACAAGTATTTTTAAAAAATATCCAGATAAATTAACTGTAGATGATAAAAAAATATTACGTAATTTAGAAGGCTGGTTTATTATGTCGGACGATTTATATAATCGTGAAATGTCTGAGTTAATGTTGCAAAAAATAGAATCGCTACATAAAAATATTATATTTTATCCATGTTTTGAGAAATCGTTTTCTAAAGCCTGGTTTACCAAACTAAAAATACCAAGTAATCGCACCTTTATGTATTTATGTGAATATCAACTAAAACTTTTACTAGGCACTAATTATAGTAAAGAAAAAATTGGTGAATGTTTGGGAAATGAAAAATCAATTTTAGCGGGGCATCTTACTAAAGAAATAAATGAATATTTAGCTGAAGCAATGCTTAGTAAAATAAACACAGGAATATGGAATTATCCAGATTTATCTAGTTTAACAATAAAAAATGACCTATCATATTATTACAATATACAATTATGAGCCAAGCACAATATAACTTAAACACCAAAACAGATTACTTAAATCGTAAGATGTTTCTAGACCCTGCAGGTCCGGTAACTATTCAACGCTTTGAGGAAGTTAAGTATCCAAAGATTGCTAAGTTTGAAGAAACAGCAAGAGGATTCTTTTGGCAACCAGAAGAAATTAGTTTAACTAAAGATGCTAATGACTTCAAAGAAGCCAGTGATGCCGTTAAACATATCTTTACTAGCAACTTATTAAGACAAACAGCATTAGATAGTTTACAAGGTCGCGGCCCAAGTCAAGTATTCACTCCTGTTGTATCATTGCCAGAACTTGAAGCATTGATATATAATTGGACATTCTTTGAAACAAATATACATAGTAAGAGTTATAGTCATATTATTCGTAACATCTATAATGTACCAAAAGAAGTATTCAATACTATACATGACACACAAGAAATTATAGATATGGCTAGTAGTGTTGGTAACTACTATGACAAACTACACGAATTAAATTGTTTTAAAGAGATTAATCCAAAAACTGTTTCAGAAGAATCTCATGTTAAAGCAATTTGGATGGCATTACATGCCAGTTATGCACTAGAAGCATTCCGCTTTATGGTATCATTTGCTACATCACTAGCAATGGTTGAGAACAAAATCTTTATTGGCAATGGTAATATTATCAGTTTAATTCTCCAAGATGAACTTCTACATAAAGGATGGACTGCTTATCTTATTAATCAAGTAATCAAAGATGATAGTCGTTTTGCTGCCATCAAGCAAGAATGCGAAAGTGAAGTATATCAGTTATATGCTGATGTTATCCGTGAAGAAAAAGCCTGGGCAGATTACTTGTTTAACAAAGGCCCGGTCATTGGGTTGAATGCTAATGTGTTAAAAGACTTTGTTGATTACACAGCAGTAGGAGCATTGAAAGAGATCGGTATTAAGTATCAGGGCAATAGTCCAAAGAGTACTCCTATACCATGGTTCAACAAACATAGCGATACAAGCAAGAAGCAGACAGCACTACAAGAGAATGAATCAACTAATTACGTATTGGGTGTGATGAGTGAACAACTTGATTACGACCAACTACCAAGTTTATAAGAAAAGGGCATTTTATGAAACTTAAAGAATTACAATCAGTAGAGCCCAAAGACTCTTTAGGAATGTTAGGTAATAAGGATGCTAAACTAAAACAACTCGAGGGCAATATTAATCCATTGCCTAACAGCAATTATTTTTATGCGATAGTTCCTAGTATGAGTTATGGATCCACTGGAACTGATGACGATGTTTGCTTGTTAAGCCCGGATAAAAAACTTATCGGTATATTAACTGTACAAATAGCAGAAGATAAAGCCTATGTTAAGGGTTTAGAAATAGACAAAGAGTGGAGAAATAAAGGATTGGCAACAAGTTTATATGGAATACTGTTATCAATTGAACACCTTGACGTTGTGTCAGATTCTAGTCAAACACCAGGTGGTGCAAGAACTTGGGTAAGTTTAAGCAAGATACCGGGGGTAGAAGTTAGAGGTTTAGTTTATAACCCTACCCCAGAGCAAATAGAAATGTTAGGGGCATCAAAATTTGGAGGCACCTCATACACATTTCCAGTAACACTAGAAAACAATCAGCTAGTCCCTGCAACCTCAGCTAAAACAGATTTATATTCATCAACTACAAGAAATCAATATAAATTAATAGCACTATATAACACGAAAGGATAATAAAAATGAAAGCAATAGTATGGAGTAAGTACCACTGCCCTTATTGTGACCAAGCGAAAGCATTGTTAACAAGCAAAGGGATACAATTTGAAGAAAAGAAAATTGGTGACGGTTACAGTAAAGAAGAATTATTAGAGGCAGTACCAAATGCCCGTACAGTTCCACAAATCTTCCTAGATGGAGAACTTGTGGGTGGGTTTAATGAACTCAAACAAAAATTAACAGAAAGTGTCTAATGGAAACAGGAAAAGTATATACATTTAAGTTGAACAGCGGCGAAGAAATGATTGCCAAAGTTTTAGAAATAGGTCAGAATAACGTTATTATTACAGAACCAGTGTCAATTGCACCCAGTCAGCAGGGTATGCAGATGATCCCTAGTATGTTTACCGCAGAACAACGCGGAAATGTAACGCTAAATACTAGTGCGATTGCCTTTTATGCAAATACCGACGATAACATCAAGGATAAATACATAGAAGCAACAACTGGTATTAAATTGCCAGACAAGAAAATAGTAATGGGATAATAAATGGCAGCATTGAGTAGGAAGGGTGATGCAAATCAAACTGGCGGGCAAATTATACGCGGCGCCAAGTCGGTTATTGCTAATGGAATTGAAGTGGGATTACATGTAAGTGGCATCACCCCTCATGCCCCATGGGGAAAACCTCATCCTCCGCACGATGCACCAACAACCACTGCTGGAAGTCCATCTGTAATAGCAGAAGGAAGTCCCGTATTAAGAGTAGGATCAGGAAACACCTGCGGTCATAGTATCGTTCAAGGTAGTCCTAATATAAATTGCCCATGAGTACAGGAAAACAAACTCCGTTGGGTGTAAATGTAATGAGTGGTTTAATCCAAGGCAAAGGCTTTTGGGTTAATAAACCCACCTCTTCTTATGCAGGCACTAGTACCAGTTCTACTTCATACACTCCCGGGACGGTAATAACTAATACTTGTTTATATTGGGCTACTTATGCAATCAACGCCTCATACGGGGTAGTGGATTCACCTACTTATGCTAATATTACTACAATGGGTAGTAGCACTATACCTGCATTAGGTAATAGTCCTCCACCAACGTATACTTATACAGGTCTTCCTAGTTGGGCAGGCGCTGGATATACTGGAGCAGTGGCTAGTTGGGGATATGTAAGATTATATCCCTGGCAGGGATATAATGAATTTAATTACAACAATACATTAGCATTGACTAGCATGTATAATGATTTTTGCGGATCATTTATATCTGCTGGTTCATTTATTGATTTATCAAATAAATCTATTATGTCTGCACAGAATTCTATAGGGTTCCTTAAAGGCACATATAGTAATATGAATGATTTGGTTACGGCTGATGTGACTAATGTAAGTTTATCCCCTCAAGTATTTGGAAGAGATTTAATTAATTTGGGTAAAGCATTAGATTTATCTACAATATGGACATTTGGTTATCCTTCTAATTTATTAGTAACTCTTAAGAAATATAATGCGATTACTGCATCAGTTTCAGTTGCTTTATTGTCTACTGGATTAACTACAATTGATATAGATAATATTTCAAATAATACAAATGTTACTACAGAGCAGCAACAAAAAACATATTCTGCATTTTTAATAATAACCGGTGTTGATTTGGCTGAGATATTAGTATCATTAAATTGTAATACAGCAGGTCTTGTTACATTAGCAGATTTGCTTGATGTTAGAAAGATGTTTCCTAATAGTTATCTAACATTAACTGTGCCGTTATATAATGCTGTGCCAGGCCCAACAAATAGTAAAACATATTATCCTATATTTACTATTAACTCAGTAAGTCCTGGGCTCACTGCCCCTGCTGTAGTAGCACAAGTTGGTACAGTAATACCACCGGGTGCGCCCCCGGTCGCAGCACCAGTAGCAGCACCAGTAGCAGCACCAGTAGCAGCACCAGTAGCAGCACCAAATTATACTGACAGAGAATCTTGGAATCAGCATGATGTTGCGGCTCTTGCACAGGGATTGTGGCAAAGCACACCTGCTATACCAGTCGGACGAGGAGTCGGACGACTAGAAGGTGGCGGAAGTTCTGTGGGAGCCGCTTACCCCACGCCGCCCCAACCGCCGGTCACTAGAACGTTTAGGGGATAATATATGGTACAGATGTATAGAGATTTTCTTAATCTTAGAGCGGAAATTGAAGGTGGTGGTATTGTGAATGGGATGACCTACGCCGTGGATAATGGTGGGGGTACAGATAATATTCCTAATATAATTCCGCCGGCAATGGCAGCGTCGGTACAAGTAGAAGCAATTGCAGCAGCAACAATAGAATCAAATTTAAATGACCAAGGAGTAATAAATTCTACTATAACACTTTCAGCATCGCTACTTCCCACAGTACAACCTGAGGATATTGCGGCGGTAGCAGTAACAACATCTAGTACCATACAAGTTAATCTACAGATAGTGCCAGAAGGGTTTGGATCATATCTTGACGGTATATTACCCAAAGATTTAGCAACCGCCGCCGGTGCATTTTCTGCAACAATGCAACAAATAAAAAATATACGAAATATTCCAATTGAGAAATTTGCACAAGTAGCAGCTACACTAGAAACTATTAGAGGATTAAACTTAGTTAACGGAACTGATGTTCCAACGGACACCTCTGAGGCAGAGGCTGCGCTTGCTTTAATGGCCTTAGGAAGTGGATCATATGGGACATATACATTTTCTGATTTCTTTGGGTGTATGTCCGGTCTACCTTATCCCTGGGTACAAATACAACCGGCTATTAAAGCATTACAATCAAATACATTAAGTACTATCTATCAAAATCTTTATTTAGCGGTAACGTGGAAACAAGCAACCTTAACTGTTGTCCCAAGTTATTCTACTACAGCCGTCGATGATGGGCTTGGCAACTATACTTATTATTATAAAATAACAGCCATCACCGGTATATCATCGTTTGATAGAGGCGGTGGTTATGGAAGGGGAGGAGCAGCAGCACCAACTGGAACATTTACTGATGGGTCTGGAGCAACTATAACAACTACAATAGATACCAATTCAGCTAATGTTACATCTACTTATGGTAAAGTACTTACTGCATTACTAAACTCAACCGGAACTAATGTCTATAATGGCACTGGTACTTCGCCCACACCCCCCGCCGGCCCCGCAACATTAACGGTAACTATTCAGGAACCACCTACCACATACGGAGGATCAGGTTGGCCAGCTATGAATACCGCCGTGCAACATTATATTGACGCTGCTAATGCAGAGATTGCAATAATTCGTTCAACACATCCCGGTCAATCATTAGAATTAAATGATATGTGGGATAATTTAGGGACCCAATTGAATATTGAACAAAGGACTAGAAATACAGGATTATCATTAATACCAAACCCAAGAACAGATTCTCTATTCCCATATCCAATAATGGTATATAGTTTTACTGATTTGGTTCCTGCGTATTCCAAACTGACAGAACCAAATATGGCTGCACAAACATTAGAAGCTATATCAGATTTAGATAAAAATGCAGGTCAGAGTATAGTTGCAATGATGCGAGCAGAAAGAAATAAAGCAAGATTGTTAGAAGCCGGTATATCAACTGATGACGTTATAGATGATGTTTTATCTATAGCAGAACAAATAGAATTAATATCTAATGGTACAGTAGCAAATTCAGCACCTGCATTCCCGTTCAATACTGAGCCTGCAGGTTACTTTGATCCAGCTACTACAAATTTCTTAGTGACTACAGCTCCAGTTCAAACTAGCCCCAATCAAGCAATTAATCCTAATAATCCAGCAAATCCGTTTAATACAACTGACCCCACTAATCCAATTACCAACCCATCACAAAATACTATTGAAGTACAACCTAGTATTTTAGGAGCCCCTGCCTCATCAGTTGCAGCAGTATTGGGTATAGGTACACCGGACGGATTGCCTGTACCTAGTCCCGATATTGGCATAGGCACTGCCGGCATAAGTCAAGTTACTATGCCCGCTGGAACAGTTCCATCTACTGCGTCTGGTGCCATTGCTCCTAATACAGCCGGTGGCGTTGCTAGTGGCGGAGGTTTCTTTAACGGTCCGGGAGCCGGCGGGGGCTTAGGTGCACAAGGCGGCGGACCAATTGTTCCGGGCAGTTTAGCTGGATCGCCGTATACTAAATTAATCCCACCATCACTTAACCCGATATATACTTCTGGGGTGCTATTACCCGCATCACTACCAGTGCAAGCAGCAATTGAAGAAGTTATCAAGTGTAACTGTGATTGCTGGATCCAATAACCAAATGATTTGGTTATTCAACAAAACTGTAGTATACTACAGTGAAAGGAAATTATGTTATTATCATTAAAAAATAAGCTAATAATAATGACCATGATGTTTTTAACAATCATGGCTATTCCTTCGCCAACACAATTTGCTATTGAGTTACCTACTCTAAAGAAAATTGATATGAAGCAAATCGCATGTATGGCAAGAAATATTTATTATGAAGCAGGGGCAGAAACAATGCCCGGACAAGCTGCGGTGGCAAGAGTTGTAATGAATCGGGTTAATCATGGATTTGCTGAAACACCTTGCAAAGTTATCTATCAAAAAACATTAATCAACGAAAATATCGTATGTCAGTTTAGTTGGGTTTGTGAAGATAAAAATGATCCTAGTAAATCAAATCCAAAATACAAACGAGCATTGCAAGTTGCGTATGAAGTAATGGTTTTTGATATGCACAAGAATGTTGTTCCTAAGTCAGCACTATTCTTTCATGCAAATACAATTGATCCATTGTGGCCTTATAAGCAAGTAGCAAGAATCGGTAATCATATTTTCTATAGCAAGCAGAAGGTGAGTAATGAACAGAAGCCCAACAAGAAATGAGTTTCGTACTAAAATGTATAGAGAAAAATTAGCAGAAGATCCATTAAATGAAGATGCTATTAGTAGCATACAGCATTATGAGGATTATGACCTTCAGGATAAATTAAGGTCACAAGACCCAGAGTGGCGTAAAGATAACTTAGAGTATGACTTGCGTTCCACTCAGTGGATTATAGAAAAAGCTAAAAGTGATAATGTCTATGCTCAACACCTATACGCAGCAATTTGTAATAATGAGTTTCAAAGAAATGACGTATGGCCTATATTAGCTGGTAAAAAATGGGGTGCTAGTTGGAGACATGCTGGGGCAATTGTTGCTGATATGCGTGAACAAGGTGACTACATGGATTGGTATTGTACTGGTATACAGAGTGATGACCCAATAGATAATGAAGTATTTCAAAATATGGATGACCATCAAAGACGAGAGTTTTTTGAAGCTAAAGCATATGTTGGTGAAAGTGTAGTTACTGATGAGATACGTGAAGATTTGTTCAAATTAGGTTGGATTGTAATAGAAGATAATTACACTGACTAAATACTGTACAGGAGACATACTATGTTAGAAACTTTGTTATACTTATTTTTAGGTGCATTCGTTGGATGGAACTTCCCGCAACCACAATTTGCTAAAAACATTCAAGCAAAAGTTTTATCAATGTTAAGTAAAGAGGCTAAATAATGTCATATTCACAGCAAGTCATTGACCATTATGAAAACCCACGTAATGTAGGTAGTTTTGATAAAGAAGATGAAGATGTGGGTACGGGAATGGTCGGTGCCCCAGCATGTGGTGACGTAATGAAATTACAGATTAAAGTAGAAAACGGAGTTATAACAGATGCCAAATTTAAGACATACGGGTGCGGGTCGGCAATTGCTTCTTCAAGTCTTGTCACAGAGTGGGTCAAGGGTAAGACATTGGATGAAGCTGCAACCCTCAAAAACTCTACCATCGCCGAACACCTCTCCCTCCCCCCAGTTAAAATCCACTGCTCCATACTCGCCGAAGATGCCATCAAAGCCGCAGTAGAAGATTACAGAAAGAAACATTAATATGAGTACTGAATCTGATAAACTTAAGCATAGTAGAAGATTGCTTAAGGATGACAACGCCATTAACAAACAATTAAAAATTGTTAAAGAAATGGGGCATATGGGCCATACAAAATTCATTAAAGAACCACATAGACTAGCAAAGCATCATGCATTAGATTGTGGTAATCCAAAATGTTTAATATGTCATAGTGAAAAAGTGTTTGGGGAAAAAACACTTAAAGAACGAAAGTTTGACCAAGATATAGATCATCCTAGAGATAAACGTAGTAACGGGTTATATATAAAAGAAGATTGACCCTTGACACAAGATAAATAATTTCAGACACACTAGGAGGAATTATGTCACAAACAATGGAAAACTTAGCTGACGCTTTTGCTGGAGAGTCACAAGCACATACCAAATATCGTTACTTTGCTAAAATTGCCCGAGAAGAAGGTCATGAAGAAATAGCAAAACATTTTGAACACACCGCAGACCAAGAGATTCTACATGCATGGGGTCACTTAGAGTTAATGATTAAGAAGCCTACAACTAAAGAATGTTTAGAAATGGCAATCAAAGGGGAAACATATGAATTTGAAATTATGTACCCAGACTTTAAAGAAACTGCTGAATTTGAAGGTGATTTAGTTTTTGCTAACGAAGCAAATATGCAAATACAAGAATCAAAAGAACATGCGGAACAATTCAAAGAATTATTGAATAAAGCTGGGAAACGATTTGCTGCCTTAGCTAAAGTTGAACAACGTCACGCCGCAGCGTATCAACAAAAATTGGAGGAACTATAATGGAACACGTTTGTGTAGTATGTGGCCATGTCCACGATGAAACAATTGAAGGTAAATGGGAACAACTTCCTGACGACCATGTTTGCCCTGAATGCGGCTGTGGTAAGGAAGATTATGAGGAAATAGCACTCTAAGCTATTAGTCAATGCTAATAAATAAAAATTCATTCACGCACGGTCAGATTACTAGTAAAATTTGGCTTTGTGAAGAATTAGAGAATTTACAGTGGTCTAGTGATACTACTCACATTTATGGCGGGTGGTACGCTATGACCGCTTTTTTATTATTCAGTCGAGGCAAATTTAAAGTTAATTATATTGAAAGTTTTGACATTGATCCAGAATGCGAATCAGTTGCAAGAATGATTAACGATAATTGGGTGATTCAAAAGAAATTTAATGCACATACTAGAGATTGTAGTAATCCAGTGGAGGGAAAGCGTGATTTGATTATTAATACCTCTACTGAGCATTTCCCGTCTACTGATTGGTTTCATAATATTCCTGCAGGAACTAGAATGATACTTCAGGGTAACAATATGTTACATGATGATCATTTTGTGCATAGTGAATCATTGTCTAGTTTTATAAAGACTTACCCGTTATCTAAGATTGATTATTTAGGCTCTAAAAAATTTGATTATGCTGTGCCAGAAAATGATGATTATGTTGATTGGGCTTTTACAAGATACATGATTATAGGTACCAAATGAGTTTAATTAAAACTAGATTGATAGTAGATTGCGGCCCGGATAGTGATAGAAGAACACTAAACATTTGGCTACATCCGTTACGGAAAAGAGTTGGAGTTCTTGTCAGTGGAGGGATGGATAGTGCTTTGCTTTATTATTTGCTAGTAAAGTTAAATGCTGAAGCAGGATTCACACATAAAATTACTCCCTACACTATTCTTAGAAAAGATGGATCTCCCCAATACGCCCCTGACATAATAAATTATGTACATGATTTATTTAATTTACCTTTGACAACGACTGAAATAGTAGGTGACCCTACGCTGTCTGAAAATATGCAAGTAGAAACAGGTGCTACGGATGCTTTGAAAAAGTCAAATATATTATACATGGGACTGATTGAAGAATTGGCTGCATTCACTATAGGATGGAGAGATCCTATTAAATGGAACAACTCTGATTCTCGGTTATACCCACTTAAAGATTTAAACAAAAGTCATATTGTAGATTTAATTGTTCAGTTTAAACAAGAAAAATTATTTGAATTAACACATAGTTGTAACATGCCAGGAAAATGTTATAATTGTAACGGCTGCAATGAACGTAGTTGGGGGTTTGAACAAATGGGCTACGCAGACCCCGGTATATTTTAATTTGGGTAAACTGACTGTTGACTTTAATAGGACGATGCTATACAATACATGCATAAACAGTAAAAAACACTATGTTATTTGCTGTTATTTTTAACCAGGACTAAATAAAAGACTATGATGAATAAAACTTGTTACATGCCGAAACATACGGGACTATGGTCTATAGAGACCTTAGCTGCCTTTGCGGTATCATATCCTACAAGTATTCGCGGCAATGATAACCAAAGAGGTGCCCGGGGAACGGAATAACTAGTTACATCATAACAAAATTTATTCAACCCCTGGGAAACTAAAAAGTCTCAGGGGTTTTTTGTTGTATAAAAACAACATAACAGAGTTTGACAGTAAATGGATACTCTGTTATAGTATGGCTTAGTTAAGAAGATAGTGTGTTATAGGAAACGAGATCCTAGCCTGCACTTTAAACATGGGCGAATGGGCGGCCTTAGGGATGAAGCACTATTTGTAGTGTGAAAAATCTAAGCGTATTAAAGCATTCTCTAGCCGAAAGGTG